CCAGAATCGAGTGCGTAGTTGCTATACGTTGATGCGTCGTTGAGTGCCGTTGCAACTGTAGAAAAGTCAGCATCCAGATTTGCAAGCGGGATGGATGTTGTTGCCGTGGCAAATGTATTCGGGATTGTTACTGGCTTTGCCATCAGAACCTCGCTCTTAGTTCATGTTCAAGCTGGAAGCCATTGAATGTAAAGGCTGGCGCTGTGGATGTTACCGTCATGCCAAGGTATTTGCCATACATCTGCGCATCGTACTTGAGCAGCTTGTACCCTTCAGTCAACTGATACCCAGACGAAATCCATTGCAAGGTGCTTCCAGCATTGTTTGTCCATGCAATGTTACTAAACGAATTGTTTTGCCACGCAACTGCATTGCCAAGTGAGACTGATGTCGAGCTTCTTGACTCACTATCAATCGAAATGTTCAATGAACCAGCAACCGTGACTGGAAATGTCGCTTCAACGCCAAGTTTGAGCGCTTGCTTATCTCGAATCGGGTCTTTCAAGTCCCAAAGGGCAGTAACGACCTCTGTTGAGATGTTAGCTGTCTGGTCTTCGTACATTCTGAAGAACGCACCGCCCGATTCAACGCCATAAGAGTTGATCAATCCATTGACTGGCGATGAATTGATGTGCGTAAGGTTGCCTTGATAGCTAATAAACCACTTGCGATCAAAGAAAACCAGTTGCACACGCCTATAAGTACCGTTGTCGTTGTATCTGACGTTCCATGCAGACACCAGAATGTTGTAGATCAACGTCTGACATCCGGTAACAGAGGAACTGAAGTCAATATTAGGGAAGATGCCGTCCAAAGCATCACTAATCTTGGTCGTTGTAGCACCTACTAAAGCGTAAACACCATACCGATTGATGAATAGGATGCTACGAAAGTATGCAAAGACGCCTAAGAACAACTCTGTGCCAATTGAGGCACTGATATTAGTATTGGTAAACAGCGTTTCACCCAACGTATTGACGCGAACGTCAGAAAAGACGTTGATAGATGACTCACCAAAGATGTAAAGGAAGTTGTTAGCAGCAATGATCTGCGTGATGTCGCCATAAAGCGTTCCATCAACCAGCGTAATGTTGCCAGCAGAGATGCTTGTAAAGTCGTTGTAGCTATCTGCTGCCGTGTAGTAGATGGTTCGACCGTCAGCGATCCATACACGGCCAGAAAATGACTGTATGCAAGTGCCAGGTTGGTTGATTGCTGTTGCCGTAGCGGTTGCACTGCTACCAGCGCCATTAGGATCGGCTACATAAAGCAGTGTACAAGTGCCATTGGCAGCAGAGCCGCTTGTATGACTGGGTGCTGTGCTCGACGTCGTGCCACCTACTGTGACGTAATAGTAATTGCCACTCGATGAGAGCAATCTTCCAGCCTGAAATGCTGTGGTTGACGCCCAAGCCACTGCGCCCGATGTTCCAATGTAGACCGTAGGAGCCGAGGTGTAACCCGTTCCATGTTCACCAATGGTAATAGCCGTCACTGCGTTAGCAGTAACCGTTGCTGTAGCCGTCGCTTGTATGCCGCCTGTTTGATTAGGCGCAGAGAAAGTTACGATGGGTGCTGATGTGTATCCTGAGCCTGCTGCCGTGATCGTAACGGTGCCGACCGAACCGACCCGAACGAGATTCGTCCCGTTGAACGTAGCGTATCCATAAGTTGTGTCAATGATGAGCACTCGCTCATTTTTCCATTGACTGATCTGTGTTCTTGTACCGCTAAAGGTTCCCGATGCAGCCAGAGTGATCGGTGCGGTAGGGGTTTCCAAGCTGACATACTGCGCACCTCCATTGGTGAAGAACGCAAACATGTAAGCGACACCGCCAATATTGGCTGGTGCCAAGTAATGCACCGTGCCGCCCCAACTAAAATTCGTACTGCTGTAGGTAACGCGCTTTTCTTTGGGTATAACCTTTAGGTTGGAATACCCGATAGGCATCACGTTCTCTATCCAGGCAAACTCATTCTCCTGAATAGCCGTGCGATTGGCTTTGGTGTTAAGCCCTTTGAAATCCTTGGTAACGTGGTAGGACTTCTTTTGCTCAACAGCGGCCATGATTACTGAACCGAGTAAGGCGTGGGTAGACGGCGCGTGAAGCTCGAATTAATCGCTGCCAGCAATTGCTTCTTGTACTCGGCATTGAATATCTCTGCTTCACCGTAGGATTGCTCTTTGTACTTTGCCTTATAAGCCGCATAAAACGCAACAGGCGAGGTGTAAGGTTCTAAGATAACCTCAGTCTGCGAGTCTGATGTCAAAGGCACGGGCAAAAGGATGGTATCCACCTCAATCACATAGACCTGATCAGGCACTGGGCCAAAGTAGATTTCATTCTGCCCGTAACGTGTAAAAGCTATAGGTCTACCTGTGTAGTTTTGCCAAAACCGCAACTCAGCATTGAACTGCGTCCATGACATGTATCGCAGTGGTATGCGCGTATTACCCCAGTACAGGTTGATGTTAAGAATGTCGAGAATCTGTTCTGCCCATGATGGCAGCGTTAGGGTTGAGATGTTGAGTGTTTCAACCGAGGTGGTGGTAGCACCCGTCAGGATATTGCGCAGGCAACCGGTGTCACGCACGACGCGATGCCGAGCACCGTTGATGTAGTCGGTTAGCTCGGTATCTGTCCAGAAGTTGCCAGCAGCATCATGCAGCAGTCTGCGAACTTCTGCGATATACCCTGAGTAGGTTGCCATTTATGCCTCATCGCTTGTCTGGGGCTGGACTTTGACCCCAGCTCGCCCACGCGGAGCGGGAGGGGCTACTCGTTCCACCAACACGGCTGATTGTTGGTCGGGTTTTACTGGTGCGTCCGTAAAGGTGAACTCGGCAAGCCGAGTCATCGCTTTATCGTGGTCGGTGTTCATTTTCATCCAACCTAAACGCACCAAGTATGGATATTTATTGTCGTCGCCATACCCGAAGATATGTCGCGCAACATGAGGTTCGATTGGAACGCTTTTATTAAGAGGAAACTCAAACCACTGATCGACGTATTTGGCGACCAGTGGCTGAGAACCTTTGTTTGTCACAAAGATCATGCTTCTAAAATGTCCCCGTAAACGTATACATCTGCTGTTGCTGCCGCACCTTGAGCGGTGGTGAGCGATAAGTATAAGTTGGGAATGCTTGATTTGACCGTGGTGCTTGCACTGCTTGTCGTACTAAGGGTCAAGTCAAGAAAAAGCGCTGACGTTGTAAGGGAGGAGTAAGCCTGGGCCGCTGCCACAACCGCTGTACCACCTTTGCTAGCAGCGGTATAAACGCCGCCAGCAGCCGTGGTCAAAGAGATTGAAGCATTGGTCACCACAATCCGTCGCAGAATAAACTTTGACGGATTGCTAAAAATGGTGATTTTCTGATCGTCAGTCGAATTCATATTCGCGCCGATCAATTTCCCAAGCAGGATGCCTCCAAACTGCTGCGGCAATAGATTACCGACTTTGTTTGCATCCATGCTTTACTCCAATTACGAGTTGTAGGTGCCAGAAGCAGCCTGACCGCCATTGACGGTCAAGAACAGTGCCGTAACAGTACCAGAGGTCGAAACGATCTTCACGTTTTGGCCATCCGAAACCATCATGCCACCGGTATTGGCTGCAATTACATCGGCCCAAGCGGAGCCGTTGTAAGCCTGATACTTACAGTTTGCGACGGGATAGATGACGTACAGACCCGCTGGCAGCGTGTAATCAGTGCCTGCCGTTACCGATTGGGTAACGTAGTCAAAGTACGCGCCATCAGCATCGCTGGATAAGCCACTAACGATGATTTTATTAAGTGCCAATGCCATGATCGACTCCTTACAGCGTGAGTGAGTTAAGGCCGGTCACTTTGGTCATGCTCTTAGGCTTGGTGCTCACCATTTCTGCAATGGTCAACACAGCGCCAACATAACCAATCTGCCAGTTAGGCAGCGTGGACTCAAAGCCGGTAAACGCAAACTCAGCCTGATCGTGAATGTACATGCTGAGGTAGTTCGAGTTCAGCAAGTACAACGTGCCTTCTGGGCAGTAGGGATCAGGATAAATCGGCACACCTGCAACCATGAGCGCACGGAAACCAGACGTTGGGCCTTCTTCACCGCTAGCAAAGTTGCTGCCAGGGGTGATCATGTAGGTTTCTTGGCCTACAAAGTCTTGCGCCAACAATGTCCATGTGCCAAAGCCGCAAACACCAAAGGAAGGCACCTCAGCACCGTTTTTCACCGTTCCAGAGATGTACTGGAGGATGTTTTGACGGGTTGGGTTAACCGAACCAGCGGCATACTCTTTGGAACCCCACCATGTGTAGGTTGAACGGCTAAGGCCACCATAAGTACCTGCCGAATCAACTGCAATGGGCAATCCAGTGAATTGCTGCGCGTTGCTGGTATTGTTGTACAGCGCTGTTGCCATGGCATCCATCATGACGTTGGTCGCATCGTTCATGCGAGCCTCAATCAAAGGAATCACAGCGTAGTCTTGCTGTACAGCACCTTCCATACCAAGGAAGGGAACCGGTGCGATCATCAACTTGAGGTTGAATTCAGCATTGTAAGCACCCTGCATGACGCTAGGCTGTGCAAACGAACCGCTGTAGTCCGACCATTGTGCGTTGACAAACTGGGAACCCTGGACAGGCACGGTTACAGACGACACACCGCCAGAAGCAGTCTGCGAGTTTGCAAGCAATGCGGCAAGCAGGGGAGTTGAGTTATAAAGCTGGACAACCAGTTTCGGGATGAAAGCCCTACGGGTAACGTAGGTCAGTTCATTGTACTGACTGGTGCCTGCTGTCGGGATAATACCGCCACCAATAGGCATGATAGGTTCCTTTT